GTTCATTCATATATTCCTCCAGCAGGTGGAGTTGGTCTTGGTACAATCTTTATTAGTAATAATACAACTGCAGGTATTGTAACAACAACTCAGTTGACTGTTACTCATGCATATGATACAAACACAGATCGTGGTATTTCATTCAACTATAATACTGCTGCTGGTACTGCCAACACTAAAATAGGTTTCTTTGGATATAATGACGGAACTGGTGAAAACAGTTCTGCACCAGCAAGAAGTTTCACATACATCCCTGATGCAACAGTTACAAATGAAGTTGTAACAGGTACAAGAGGTAATTTAGATATCAAAGGTATCTACTATCAGTCTGGCGACTTTGCAACTCATGGTATTGTATACTTTGATAATGCTGGTTTACAGAACTCAACCACTGCTCCAAGTGCAGCAACAATTACTTCAACTCAGTTATTAACTGCTGTTACAGAGATTGCGATTACACTAGGTAGTTCTCAAGCAGTAACTGCTGGTGATTTAGTTACTCAAGCAGGTGGTGGAACACAGCAAGGTGTTGTAAAGACATCATCATCTGGAACCACTGTTACATTGATTGGTGTAACTGGAACATTTAACACTTCTGCTGATCTTATATTGAACGGTGCTGGTACTGGAAAAACACCTTCTGCTGTCTCGACTACATACACTAGCAAACCCATGTGGACAACGACGATCGACGGGGGAACTTTCTAGCCTAAACAATGACAAACTCTAATAATGATGTTGATGTAAACACTTTGATTAAAATATATAATCAAAAAATTTCTACATTAACTAACCAAAATATTCTTTTGGAAGCGAAATTGACAACTGTAATGACAGACTTTAATGATGAAAAAACTCAATTAGCAGCAGAAGCACTTGAGTGGCAAACTAAGTATGAAAACCTAGCATCTGAGGTAGAAGCAGAATAATGGCACAACCATCATCAAGACAAGGATTAATTGACTACGGACTTAGGCAACTAGGTGCTCCCGTGCTGGAAATTAATATTGATGATGATCAGATTGATGACTTGTTAGATGATTCGATACAGGTCTTTAATGAAAGACATTTTGATGGTGTTGAGGAAATGTTTCTCAAACACGAGTTTACTCAAGATGAAATTGATAGAGGTAAGGCCACATCTGAAACAGATGCTACTACAACTGCAGGTATTGTAACAACAACAGGTACTTCTACCACAATAAGTGGATATGGTACTACTACATCAAGTTTTGTCGAGAACTCAAACTTTATTCAGATTCCAGATTCTGTAATTGGAATTGAAAAAATATTTAAGTTTGATAGTAGTTCAATATCTGGTGGTATGTTCAGTATTAAATATCAGTTATTTTTGAATGACTTGTATTATTTCAACTCAGTTGAACTTATGCAGTATTCAATGACAAAATCATATCTTGAAGATATTGATTTTTTACTTACACCAGAAAAACAAATAAGATTTAATAAAAAACAAAATCGTTTATATCTTGACATGGATTATAACTCCATAAATGCTGGTGATTTTATAGTTATTGACTGCCAAAGAATTTTAGATCCAAATACTTTTACAAAGGTTTACAATGATCCATTTTTAAAGATGTATTTTACTGCATTACTAAAAAGACAGTGGGGGCAGAATTTGATTAAGTTTAGAGGAGTTAAACTTCCGGGTGGATTGGAGTTAAACGGAAGAGAAATATATGACGATGGCCAAAGAGAATTAGATGCAATCAAACAGAAGATGCAACTCGAATACGAGTTACCTCCTCTTGACTTTATCGGGTAGAATGTATGGCACTCAATCCCTTTTTTCTGCAAGGATCTCCCGGTGAACAGAGATTAATACAAAATCTCATAAATGAGCAACTGCAAATTTATGGGGTGGAGATTACTTATATTCCGAGAAAATTTGTAAACAAAACATCAATTATAGAAGAGGTACAATCATCTAAATTTGATGATAATTTTTTATTGGAAGCATATGTGAATACATATGAGGGATATTCAGGTGCTGGTGATATTATGACGAAGTTTGGTGTAAGTTTGAAGGATGAGGTTACACTTACAATATCGCAAGAAAGATTTACAGATTTTATTGCTCCATTTTTAGATCCATCTGATTATGAATTGGGATCAAGACCAAGAGAGGGTGATTTAATATTCTTCCCATTAGGATCAAGATTATTTGAAGTTAAGTTTGTAGAACATGAACAACCTTTCTATCAGTTAGGTAAGAACTATGTTTATCAACTTCAATGTGAACTCTTTGAATATGAGGATGAGGTTATTGATACTGGTTTAGATATAATTGATTCTGAGGTTGAAGATCAAGGATTTATTACAACACTCAATCTTGTTGGGTCAGGTGCAACAGCGACTGCATCTGCAACTCTTGCACCTGCTCAATCAGGATATCTAAATTCACTCACAATACTTAATGATGGATCTGGTTATACATCATTACCAACAGTATTCATTTCAACTTCAAGATCTGCAACAGGTGTAAACGCATCTGCTGTTGCAATCACAACTGAAAGGAATGGTGTCTTCTCAATTAAAGAACTTGTACTAACAAACGCAGGTGCTGGATATACCGTTGCACCTGATATTAGTATTATTGGTGGTGGTGGAAGTGGAGCAATCGCAACTTGTGGATTGACAACATCTGGAAGAGGTGTGATATCATATACGATTACTGCAGAAGGATCAGGATATACTACACAACCAACTGTCACCATTGCAGGGCCTAGCGGTGCTGGAACGACTGCAACTGCATCAGTGGTGGTTGATGTCGGAAATGCGAAAGTATCGTCTATAAGACCCGTTAACCCCGGAGTTGGATATACAGTTGCACCAACAGTTACAATTGGAGATCCAAATATTATTACTGGTCGTGGTAATTACTTACTTAATGATCTTATTGTTGGTCAGACATCACATACAGAAGCAAGAGTCAAATCATGGGATGCAGATACTAAGGTTCTTAAGATTTCTAATGTTGGAATTGGATCAACAGTGAATGGATTTATTCCGGGTGAAGAAGTTAGAATTCAAATTGGCATCGATGCCGGAACAGGACATAGATCATATAAAACAATTTTTGTCCCTTCTAGTGATAAAACAACAGTAATTGGTATATCTACCACAGTATTGACAGGTGTTAACACCACCGGTTTAACAGTTGGTGCTGCAGTATCAGCGATTGATAATGTCATTGGACTTGGGGTTACAATAATAGGAATTGGAAATAGTCAAATAACCATTGCCGATCCATCTATAAACACTGGTGTAACAACTACATCAATATCCATAGGTACAACATCATTTGTTGCATACAATGTTCGCCAATATCAACAGGAAGATATATACGATGCATACAGTGATAATGATGAATTTGAACTTGAGGCAGATAACATCATTGATTTTGCAGAAACTAACCCATTTGGTACATATTAATGTTAGGCACTTATTTTTATCACGAAATACTTAGAAAGACGGTTATATCGTTCGGAACATTGTTCAATGATATTCATATTCGCCATAAGGATCAATCAGGAAAATCAATTAGTAATATGAAAGTTGCATTGGCATATGGCCCGATGCAAAAGTTTTTAGCAAGAATTGAACAGCAAGCAGATCTAAATCGTGCAACTGCACTTACACTTCCAAGAATGTCATTTGAGATGACAACTATTTCATATGATGCAACAAGAAAAGCAAGTATAACTCAAACATTCAAGGCATCTGATGGAAGTAACTTGAGAAAAGTATTCATGCCTGTTCCATATAATATTGGATTTGAATTAAATATCTTAGTTAAATTAAACGATGATGCTCTACAAATTGTTGAGCAGATATTGCCATTCTTTCAACCATCATTTAATCTAACTGTAGACTTAGTAAGTGTTATTGGAGAGAAAAGAGATATTAGTGTTGTATTAGATAATATATCATTTCAAGATGATTATGAAGGGGATTTTGCAACAAGAAGAGCACTAATATACACACTTAATTTTACTGCAAAGACTTATCTGTTTGGCCCGGTTGCTGATACTCCAGAAGGACTTATTAAGAAAGTTCAATTGGATTATCATACAAATGTTGATCGTGAGAATGCAAGAAGAGAACTTCGTTATGTTGCAACTCCAAAAGCAATGAAAGATTATGATGCTGATAATACAGCACAACTTACATTTAATATCAACTCATCTCAGATAAGAATTAATGTTAATGATTCATCCAATTTCTCTGTTGGTGATCGTATTGTAATTGATAGTGAAATTATGAAAGTTGATGAAAAACCTGATGCAACTACTTTAGCGGTGAAGAGAGGATTTAATAGTACAATCAAGGCAGATCATCTTGAAAATACAAAAGTTAATAAATTAACTACAGCAGATGATAATCTTATTGATGTTGATGATAGTTTTGGATTTAACGAAACTTCTAGCATCTATACAGATTCCTTACAATTTAATCCTGCTACAAGGACAGACTCATGATGAACACTAATTTTGGTGAGATTGAAAAATCTTTAAATGTAGAAACATCAATTGTCAAACCAGATATAAAACAAGAATTACCAAATGTTGTTTTAAAAAAGAATGATGTTGAAAAGGATTACAAATATACAAGAGGACAATTATACTCTCTAATTGAAAAGGGACAGGAGGCAATCAATGGTATTATGGAACTTGCTGGTGAAAGTGCAAGTCCAAGAGCCTATGAAGTTGCTGGACAATTAATTAAATCAGTTGCAGACAGTACAGATAAGTTGATGGATCTACAAAAAAAGATGAAAGATATAGATGAGGAAGGTACTAAAACACAAAATAATGTCACGAATAATGCCTTATTTGTAGGATCAACAAGTGAATTATCAAAGTTGCTAAAAAAAGGTATTCTAAATAATAATGACTCAGAAACTACTGAATAATGAAATCCTGTAAAAAAGGATACTACTATTGCAACACTGACAAGAAGTGTAAACCAATTCCTGAAGGATCAGTTCTTCGTGATGATGGCTTCCTTATGAAAGAAACTTTAGATAAAAAAGATAAACCATTTATAAAACATTTGGTTAAAAAACTAAAGAGTGGTTCTAAAACACATGCAAAACAAGCAGATGATTTAGAAAAAGCAATGAATGAAGATAAGCATGGTGATCATGAACCAGAAATGATTCGTAATCAATTGAAGACTGCAGGTAGAGCATCTAAGAGGATTGTCAAACATTCACGCAAGAAAGACAATTTCAAAGCATGGGTTCAATCAAAGATAACTAAGGCATCTGATTACTTAGATACTGCTGCAGATTATCTTGATAGTAAGGAAGTGAATGAGGAAGGTCTCCGTGCTTGGTTTGGTAAATCAAGTGGAACTACTAAGTCTGGACGCAAAGTAAAAGGTTGGGTTCAAGTTGGTGGTAAATATGATGGTAAACCCTGTGCTCGTCAACCCGGTCAAAAAACAACTCCTAAATGCACCTCTTCATCAAAGAGATCATCTATGAGCGATAAGGAAAGAGATAGTGCTGCAAGAAGAAAAAGAGCAGCAGATCCAAATCAACCACAAAAATCAGGTGCAGCAGCACCAACAATGGTATCAACTGATCCAAAGAAAAAAATGAAAGAAGATTACAAAATTTTACCACTAAATCTAGAACTTCCAAAGAGTGCTTTAGATTTTAAACAAGGTTTAATGTTTCGTGAAAGTTTAGATACAGATAGCGGTATGCTTTTTGTATTTGATAATATTGCAAAACAGTCATTCCATATGACAGAAACACTAATACCTCTTGATATTGCTTATATTAGAGAAGATGGTATTATTGAAAGTATTAAACAGTTAGAACCAAATAATCCAATACCAGTTCATTCTGAAGGAAATATTGAATTAGCAATCGAAGTAAATCGTGGATGGTTTGCAGAGAACAATGTAGAAGTAGGAGACGAACTTAGTGTTGAGTATGTAATACCAAATGAACCAAAAGAAAAGTATCGTTCAGAAACAGGAACAATATATGATATTATTAGTGAAGTAAAAGATAAGAAAGGTAAAGGTAGT